TATTCAGGAACTGCCATCTCATTGAATGGTGTGATTATGGGATACACGAATCAGCCGAATGTGTTGGTTGAAAAATTGAGAAACGCAAAGAGAACACTGCGACTTCATCCACACACTTCTATTGCTTGGCAAACGTTGATGAATATGATTATTATTGAAACCGATGGTGGTAGAGTGGTTCGGCCTGTATTCATTGTTGGTGCTGAATTTCCACCGGTTGAAAAGCGTGGAGATTGGAATGAATGGATTAAGTACTGTGTTGAATTCATTGACGCTTCTGAAACTGAAACATTACGCATTGCACTACGCAAGTCAGATATCACTCTCTCTCACACTCATTACGAGATTCATCCATCGCTCATTCTGGGACATATGGCATCCACGATTCCTTTGTCCGACCATAATCAGTCACCCCGAAATACCTATCAATCTGCTATGGGTAAACAGGCAATGTGTATCTATGCTAGAAACTATCCAAAGAGACTTGATAAGAATGCGTATGTATTGTGTTCTTTGACACGACCGATTGTGGAGACCAGAACGATGAATATTATGAAAATGCAGGAGATGCCGTTTGGTATGAATGCGATTGTTGCTATCGGTTGTTATGGTGGATACAATCAGGAGGACTCTATTATTATGAATAAGTCTTCTGTAAGACGAGGTCTCTTTCGTGGGTTGTATTACACGATGTACAAAGATGAGGAGCACCGAAATGTAGCATCTGGTCGTGAGGAGAAGTTTATGAAGCCTATGAAGCACAATACTCGTAAATTCAAGAATACCTCCTATGCTGCGATTGCGGACAATGGAATGCCAATTCTACATTCTACCATTCAGGAAAACGATGTAATCATAGGCAAAGTAGTAAATTTAAGAAATGACCCGTCTGGTTATGAATATCGTGATGCTTCTACTACTCATAAGAATTCCGAGCCATGCCGAATTGATGGAGTGTGGCAAGATAAGAATTCAGATGGATACCCCTTCATCAAAGTGCGTTGTGTCAGCGAGCGATTCCCTCAAATTGGTGACAAGTTCTCTTCGCGGCACGGACAGAAGGGAACTGTAGGTATGATGTTGGAAGAGGAGGATATGCCGTTTATGGCGAATGGATTACGACCAGATTTGATTATGAATCCACACGCTGTTCCTTCTCGTATGACAATCGCTCAGTTGATGGAGAACATCTTCGGCAAGATTGGTGTGCGTAGAGGAACCTTGGGAGATGGAACGCCATATTCTCATATGAAGATTGAAGAGTTGAGAGCCCATATGATTGACTTGGGGTTACATCCTTATGGAAATGAGATTATGTACAATGGTCAGACAGGAGAGATGATGAATGCGGAAATATTTATAGGACCAACTTTCTATCAGCGATTGAAGCACATGGTAATTGATAAGAAGCATTCAAGAGCCAAGGGGCCGATTGTATCGTTGACACGACAGCCGTGTGAAGGAAGGTCTCGCGATGGAGGATTGCGAGTTGGAGAGATGGAACGTGACTGTATGATTTCACATGGAATCTCTGCCTTTACGAAAGAGAGACTGATGGATGTTTCTGATCCATTCCCTACTGGTGTTTGTAAGACTTGTGGAACACTTGCGATAGTCAATTCAAAAGAAGGCATATATCAATGTGGTGCATGCGGTAACCAAACAGATTTTATTGAGAAGACAATTCCTTACGCAATGAAGCTTTGGATGCAGGAATTGGAAGCCATGCATATTACACCTCGCATGATTATGGAATAAATTCGTCGCGCCGTAATTTTTTTTCCTGCCACTAAGCATACACATAAAATGGGAGGAGGTTTGTTACAACTCGTCAGCTACGGAGCGCAAGATATCTACATTTCTGGTAATCCACAAATTACCTTCTGGAAGGTTCTCTTCAAGAGACACACCAACTTTGCTATGGAGTCCATTGAAGTCACCTTCAACGGACAGGCCGACTTCAACAAGCGTGTCACTGCTATCATCAATCGTAATGCCGATTTGATGTACCGAACTTACGTTCAGGTTGTGTTGCCAACTGTTGATTTGGTTTCTCTTAACGCCAGCGTGCGACGTTTCCGTTGGTTGAACTACATCGGTCACCGATTGATCAAGACTGTTGAGCTTGAAATCGGAGGTCAACGAATTGACCGACAATACGGAGACTGGATGCAAATCTGGACTCAGCTTTCTCAAGATGCCGGAACCATCTCCGCTCTTGATGATATGATTGGTAACACCCATGACTTGGTCTTGATGAAGGACGGTAAGGGTTACCAGTTGGATGCTTCTTGCGCTGGATCTGAGTTGACTAACTCATGTGCTCCACGTGCCGGAACCCCAGCCAAGACTCTCTACATCCCTCTCCAGTTCTGGTTCTGCCGAAATCCTGGTTTGGCCATTCCTTTGATTGCTCTTCAATACCACGAAGTGCGTATCAACGTTGAGTTTGAGCAATGGATCAACTGCACCTACGTTGAATTGGTGTCTGGACAGACTGCTCCTACCTCAATTCAGTCCTTGACTGCTGCCTCTTTGTACATTGATTATATCTACTTGGACACTGAGGAGCGACGACGATTCGCCCAACAGACTCATGAATACCTCATTGAGCAACTCCAATTCACTGGTGCTGAATCCATCACCTCTTCTTCCAACAAGATCCAGTTGAACTTCAACCACCCTGTCAAGGAGCTTGTCTGGGTTGTCCAACGTGACTCGTTCGTTGACTGCACTCCTAACCAAGGTTTCATTGCTGAGGTTAACGGTATGCAGCCATTCAACTACTCTGATGACTTCACTACTGAGGGTATCGTCATGGACGTCCTTGCTCGTGGAGGTTTGGCCGGTGGTGCCAATGCTGCTGTTGTCCCAACTGCTTCCAACGATGGTCCATCTGGTCCTTACCTCCCAGGTCTTGGTCTCCAATCTGGTCCATCTCTCCAAGGTGCCTCTTGGTTGGATTCTACCACTCCAAGCTTCACCCAACAAGGAGAACAGGCGGTTGTCTTCGAGGACACCACCAACTACTTGCTCGCCAAGGTCATCCTTGCCTCTGGAGTCAAGTGTGAAGGTAAGAACCCTGTTGAAGTCGCCAAGCTCCAACTCAACGGACAAGATCGTTTCACTGAACGTGAGGGACGATACTTCTCGGTTGTCCAACCATTCCAACACCACACTCGTACTCCTTCCAAGGGTATCAACGTGTACTCCTTCGCGCTCAAGCCTGAGGAACATCAGCCATCTGGTTCATGCAACTTCTCTCGTATTGACAAGGCCACTCTCCAACTCACTGTGTCCGTTAACACCGTGCGATCTGGACGTACTGCCCAAGTGCGTGTGTATGCCGTCAACTACAACGTGTTGCGTGTGATGTCTGGTATGGGAGGTCTTGCATACTCCAACTAAACACTGGGTGTTCGTGTTTATATTTTGTTAGCGTTCTGCTAACTGTGTAGGCTAGGGGTTAGCCATTATTTGAGGTTGGAAATCCAATATCAAATAATACGATTGTTAACAAGACGATTTGATTTATATGTAAAATGCATGATTGAATGATATATTACCAGTTTTGACTTCAAATGGATCCGTCCATTTATCCACTATGCAAACTGGCATTCTTTCATACAAATTAGAGAGTGGATTTCTAAGTACAACCGGTGTTGCACCACATAATAAACTTTCGTAGATACGATGAGTGTCTATTCCTGTTCCTTCAGGACACAATACAAATTTAGATTTAGAAAGATCATTGAAGTATTCTTCCACAGTTAGATTGTCGCGAAATACTACCTTTGGATTGTCCTTAAAACAGTCTATACATTCCTGTCTTTTTGTTACATTTGTTCTAGGTTGAAAATTTGCATATATTTCAATCGTTCGTTCCTGCTTTGGCACATTGAAAGTTTTCAAAAAAGGCAGGTGAATATCTGCAAAGCCTATAGGAATAGTCTTCAAAATAGGATGAGATACCGTAGTATTGATTGCGTAGATACGGTATGCAATTGGTAGAAGAAATGCCAATTCTTGATATCCGAATGATCTGTCACTGTTATGAACTATGAAATTATATTTATGACGTACCCAATTGAATTTATTATTCATTGGTCTTCTAAATTGAAATAAACAATCACCATTAATGAATATCCAATCACCATCTCTTGCCATTGAACCATTATATTTTCTAAAATCGTATCTATAATCAAACGTCCAATCGCACCTTTGTGCGAATGATAATCCTGAAATCATCTTTAATAATTTATAAATTAGTAATGGTAAATGTTTTTTCATTCTGTCTTTATGGTCCACAGATACCCAGGTATTATGATGGAATGTTAAGTAATATAGAACTAATAAAAACACACTATCCTACTTGGAAAACATATATTTATACTGGATCGGATGTCACAGAAGAGTTCATTCGTATATTGAAATCATATTCAAATGTAGTTATTCGTCCTACTGGAAAGACAGGACCTAGAAATATGATAGATAGATTCTTTGCAATTGATGAACCCGATGTAGAACTCATGGAAGTTCGGGATGCAGATAGTCGTATTCATTGGAAAGATAGATGGGCGATTAATCAATTTGTAAATAGCAAGTTCAAAGTTCATGCTATTCGTGATAATCCTTGTCATTGTTATCCTTTGTTAGGAGGCTTGTGGGGAATGCGAAAAATAAATGGGTTATCTATTCGTAGTGCTTATGAAAAATTTAAGTTAAATCCAACAGATGGTGGAATAGGATTGGATCAAGACTTTTTAAATCATTGTTTGTATGAACTTTTAGATGGAAGAGTAATTCTTGCACATGTTAGCATTCATTATAAAACACGAAAGGACGTTCTAGTTGAATTTCCATTCAAATATACCAACGATATCTATTGCGGTCGTATAGAAGATTCTTCGTTTAAAGATCGTTCTGAAATAGTGCAATTAACCAGTAAAATAAATATTCCAAGGCTTTCAATAAACTTTCCTAAGTAGAAACAAATGGAAGGAGGTATGAAGAAAGTTGGCTCTCGCGCCCAAGTGATGCACGGAACTGCGGTCAAGACTTCGGGTGGTTTGACTCGCAAGGATTTGAAGTATAACAAGTCTGGCAGAATTGTATCTGTTAAGAAATCACACACTGCCAAGAAAGATAAGCGACTTGAAAAACACGGTTACAAAACTCGCAAGGGAGTCTTCGGTGCCATCAAGCATCATTAATAAGTTAAATTATACCTGATTTCAAGAAATACTAACCGGTATTTGTTGATTTTACGAGTATGTCAATGAATTGCCAATGGTGGAGTATATATAATTTGTACCTATCGCTGTACTAGTGCCTGTCGTCCAACTTGTAGCATCTGCAGAATACAATTCAACAACTGATGGTGTGAGTGTGTATGCTGAGATTACAAATTTATTTGCTGTATCACTCCATGATATGGATGCTGCATAAATATTGTTGAGTGCTGGAACTGAAACTTGAGTCCATGATGTACCATTGTTAGTAGAGTATGCAACATATCCATTACCACTGTTATCAAGTCCAACTGCTACAACTCTTGAACTGTTGCAATGAATTGCCATTATATTGTATAGAAAACTGGGAGTAGAACCAGTTCCTGTATAACGTGTTGTAAATGTCTTACCATCAGTAGAATTTGCAATAAGATTAGCCCAAATAGCATAAAAGTAACCATTTCCATAGGTTAGACGAATAGTACCTGAACCTTGTGAATATCCAGACCATGTTGATTGAGTCCAATCACTATTGGTTAATGGACCTGGTGAATTTGGCACCCAAAAGATAGAAGCACCTGTACCCGATACAGTGGATGCTCCAGATACAACTAAATTTGTTCCATCAGTAACGATTGATTGAAACCCAACTATGTCTGGAGAAGGCACAGCAGTCCATGAAATACCGTTCAATGATTTATAAAGCAATACTGACGATTTAAAAGATCCTCCTGCATAAACAGTATTTGCTGAACGATCTATTGTAATTGATCTAACAACAGTGTCAATAACAGGATCAATTTGAACGATGGTCCAAGAATAACCATCTGCTGAAAGTGCAATACTGAATCCTGAATTTACACCATTGCTTTGACCTCCAATAACCCATTGGTATCCACTTATATTAGCACGTATTCCAGCATTAACTATTCCTAAAAATGGAGTGCTTATAGTGTCCTGATTCCATGTAGCACCTCCATCTGTAGAATAATAAAGATAACCTCCACCAGCAAGAAAATCAATTCCTGTAACCGTTGAAACACATGTAATACAATTCAACAACAACTTACCGTCATTCAGCGTCAAACGATAATCATTGCTTTTTGAAAAAAAGTTTCTAACAGGTATAGGTGTCTTCGCTGCGATTATTTGACGTGTGGACGCAGTGACATCACTTGGATTCTGTTGAACGTATTTAGAACCCGATACGTCCGATGGATATCCAAGAAAATTTGCATTCGTTGTCAATGGTTGCCCACTCATTTGTTATCATCACAGAAAATGGATTTTCCGAAGACTAGAAAATTAGATGTAGCCATGAATATATTTTACCTACATACCGACCCCAAAAAAGCAGCAGAATATCACTGCGATAAACACGTTGTTAAGATGATTATTGAATCAGCCCAGATGCTA